CTGTCGTTTACATCCAGGGCATCCAGCATATCTGTCAGTTTCTTCTTCGCTCCGGATAATTGTCGAAGCTGTCCTCGTAGCTTTTCTCTTTCTCCTTCCAACTCACTGACATCAACCTTTTCACCCAACTTGTCTTTGATATATCCCATGAAGCTTTCGTCATTGATCATATCCGTTATCACGGCTTCGACCTGATGGTTGAGTTCATCCTGATTCAACGAAGGCTTATAGTCACAGAATTTATCGTCATCAATCTTCTTTCTATGAAGACATCGATAATAGAAATCATCTTTGTATTCGCCGCTCTTCTTATTCTTTCGCCTTCGGACGGTTCCCGCAAGCCCCGTCCCACAGATCGGACATTTGATAATACCCGAAAGAATATGTTCGTGGTCAAGGCTATGTGTCTTATTCCACTTTACGCCCATTTCCTTTCGCTTCGCCTGAGCAGCTTCCCATAGTTCATCGCTGATAATAGCATCGTGTTTTCCATCAGCAATCAGAGGATTATCAACCTTGACCCGGTGATACTGATCTCTGGTGCCCTTGACTTTCTCCGTAGTGCTCTTGCCATAAGCGATCTTTCCAACATAAACCGGATTATCAATAACGCGTGCCAGGAAAGTTCTGGTGAAATAATTAATTTCCTGAGCTCGTGTTTTCGGTTTGGTATAGCCGTGCTGATTCAGATAATTACAGATGGAATCCAGCCCCATATCCTCTTGAACATACTTATCGAAAATTATACGAACGACTTCAGCATCTTTCGGCTCGACAATGATGGTATCATTCTCTTTATCAAGTTTGTATCCGAAGGGAGCTTGCCCCCCATTCCATTTGCCTTCACGGGCTTTCTGCTTACGTCCTTCCATAGTCTGCACAAGAATGTTCTCACGTTCGATTTCTGCCACCGCGGAAAGAACCGTTATCGTCAGTTTACCCGAATCCTTGGATGAGTCAATACCATCCTCAACGCAGATAAGGTTCACACCAAAATCCTGAATATACTGAAGAGAATTAAGAACATCCGCAGCATTACGGCCAAAACGTGATAGTTTGAATACCAGTATGTATTTAACCCCGTCACGGTCATTAGCCACATCCTGCAGCATCTGTGTAAACTCAGGTCTTCCGGTAATATTCTTTCCGGACTTACCTGCATCACAGTATTCCCTGACAATCTCCATGTGCTGGAAGTCGGCAAACTTTGTAAGTCTTTCCTTCTGGGCTTCCAAACTGTAGCCCTCCACTTGCATTGATGTGGAAACCCTCATATAAATATAACATTTGTCTTTTTTAGCCTTCATTTGCCACCACCTCACTATTTGGCACCATCTCAACAGAAGGATCCAGCATCTTGAAATGCTTCAAAGCATCTATGATTATCTGCTCTTTCGCCGCTGGGCAGGTCGGTACATGCTTTTCCGGATCGGCTGCCAAATTGTAATTTGCTCCCATATCGATTCCATATTTACGCTTTATCTGAGCAATATACAGAGATGAAACCTTTGTGGAATTCGTCTCAAATATATATTTCTTCAGCTCTGCATATGTTGCCTTTGCTTCCGCTTTTGTCAGCCCTTGCTTTGTGCAGTCCAGCGTAAAACAGATATTATCTTCAGTATCACCTTCAGGTGTCAGGCCATCCTCTCCATACTCGGTAGAGAATTTAAAGGATATGCTTTTAAGCATCTTTCCATCCTTACGTGTTTCCGGAAGAACTTCGATATGATCTATGAAGAGTCTGTACATATCACGACGTTCCTGGCAGCTCATGTGTTCATAAAGCTTTGTGAAATGCTTCAGCATCTTCTCTATATTCTCTGATGCCTTAAACCCCTGCCTCAGAGACTCCAGTTTTCGCATGATGGAACGAATCTTTCTTTCTATCTCTTCAATCCTATCATATCCTACATCTATATCGAGGAGGATCTGATTATACTTTTTTTCATAGTCATCCGCCAGAATATCCAGACTGTCCAGTTCCTCTCCAAGTTTACGATTCTGCAGTTCCTCTTTTCTCAGTTCTTTCCGCTTTTGCTTAAGATTCTCTTCCAACTGCTCTACAGTGGCCTGATTCTGCAGATTGGATGTAACCGCCGCTTTATATTCAGGTGTACTAGCAAGTCGTCCTATTGTTTCAAAAACTGAGCTATCAATCTTCTCCTGATTATACGTATGCCTGAAAGTACAAGTCATGCCATTGGATTTCCTGCTGTTATTACAGGCATAATAGTGTATAGTCTTGTAATTGCCGCCGTGGTTCTTGTTAATCTTTTTATTCTTGATATGGATCATTCCAGAACCACACATCGGGCATTTCACTAATCCTGACAGAAGACTGATGCGCTCCGGATCATCCAGCTCATAATCCTTCTTTGACAGAAGCTTTCTTTTCTCCTGAACCGCATTCCATTCCTCTTCAGTCAATATAGTCTTGTGTACACCCATGGCAGTTACGGCATTCTTCGGATCCGGTTTTAGGATCTTGCCATCGGGGCCTTTCTTATTTGTCCTTCTTCCAAATACAAGCTTGCCGCAGTAGATGGGATTGTCCAGTACACTGACAATAAAGTCATATGTGAATGGTCTCTGGTCTTCACCACCGTCTTCCTTTTTCAAATAGCCCTCATCATTCAGATACACCGCTACCGACGTAGCGCCCATATCTTCCTGCATATAGAGATCAAAGATCTTCCTAACGATCTTTGCTTCATATGGTTCTATTGTAAGCTCTCTATCTACGCTTCTGTACCCATAAGGCACTGCTCCACCAGACCATTTGCCGTCCCTGATCTTCTGTAATCTGCCGGCCATAAATTGATCTGTGATATTCTCACGTTCTATTTCAGCCACAGCCGATAGAATCGTTAGAGTGAGCCTGCCTCCCTGTGTAGAACTGTCAATGGCATCATCCACGCTTACAAGATCCACGCCATAATCCGTCAGTAGCTGCATCGATTTCAGCACATCCGCAGCGTTACGTCCAAATCTCGAAAGTTTGAACACAAGAACATAAGAGATGCTATCCTTCTGGCTGATGATATCGTCCATCATCCTCTGGAACTCTGGTCTGCCCTTAATACTCTTACCGGATCTACCTGCATCACAGTAATCACCAACAATCTCTAATTCTCTATACTCGGCATATTCATAAAGCCGCTCCTGTTGAGCCTCCAGGCTGAAACCTTCGGTCTGAGCAGCCGTGGATACTCGTGTGTAAATGTAACACTTTTTCCGATTTCTATTCTTTTTCATTTTCGGTTGCTCACCTCACAACAGTATATCTGTCTTGAATTACAATATAGCACGAATCTTGAAAAACTTCAATAAAAAAATCGCCGGTACACTCAATTTGTGACCGGCGATTCTGAATTCTGTTTGGCGGCTGCCTGCCGTTCTTCCTCTTCAATCTCGGCCAGCACCTCTCTACCATATTTTTCTATCATCCGTGCAATGAAAGCAGCACACTTCTCCATATTCCGGCGGCTTACATCATCCAACTTAGCACGCCGCTCTTCATTTCTCTTTCTGATCTCTTCTTCTGTCATAGCCCGTGACACCTCCTGTATTTCGTAGAAGGTCTCCCTTCCCAGCTATGTAAGGACAATTATGATGAATTTGACCGGAGACAGAACAAAAAAATAACGGCCGGCAGAGAAATCAATCTCCACCGACCGTCATTCTTAAACTCTCTTCACAAAATCCAGACTTATCCATCCGATTCCACTCTTCAGCCTTCCCCAAGCGGAAGCGCCCTTCCCGGACTTTACTTCCACAATGGTATAAACTCCGACCGGACAGAACTTCACCCTTGCGTAATCCGTCCCCGGGCCCTTCCTGATATTCAGATCGGAGATACTGACCTTCACCAGAAACGATACCTTCTCAGCAGGTTCCGCCTCCTTCGGCTCATACACAACCTTACCGTCTGAATCAAACACTTTGTATCCCGGATTCTGATCCGCGCACTTCTTTGCATTATCCAGAATCTTATAAGCACCCTTCTGGCTCTTGCTGTCAGCCCAGTTCTTGCGGACGCGATACCACTTTATGGTTTCCTTGCCTCCGGAACCGGAACCGCTGCCGGAACCTGAATCCGATCCATGCAGAGCCTTCGTCACATTCTCAGCTAGATCACCCATCCTGGCATACATCCAGTTTCCCGGACAGCTTTTATTCGCAAACCACCTGTGAACAGTCAGGATCATCTCACCGCTCTTTGGAGAATAATTCAACGTCTTATTCTTATCTCCGAACCAGATCAGCTTGTTCTTGCCATTTCTCTTACAGATATCAATGCAAAGCTCGATCAGTCTCTGATAAACGATATCCCTGAAAGCATAAGGCTCCGTAGTATCGGATGCGCACTCGATCGTGATCGCCCTCTGGTCATTCGCCCCGGAAGAAGAACACCATGAACGGTTTTTCTCTTCCACATACATCCCGACACGTCCGTCCTTGTCGATGCCATAATTGCTGGATGCCTGTGTGCTGCTCTTATAAAACCAGTCGCCCAGACCTTCCGCCGTACACTGGCCGACCACACAATGAGGCGTGATCCTGTCAATCGCCATCGTCCTCTGCCCGGAATGGTTCGGACTCAGCTTCGTATAAACTACCATCGGACTATTCGTGTATCCCATTATTTCTCACCATCCTTTTTATCCTCTTCCTTCTCGCTGCGGTCATGCAGCTGTTCCAGCACCTTTCTGAGTTTCACAGGAATCGGTAATCCCAAATATGCAGCGTTCTCCACAAGCGACAGTCCTTCATTGCTCAGATAAAAGAAAATAATCGCTGTTCTCAGCACGCCCGCTTCACCAAAGATTTGTGTATCAAGCAGATGCCCGATACCTACCAAGGCAAAGATCAGCACCTTCCGGCAGATACCCTTGAACCCTACGGCAGACGAAAGTTTCTTATCCGCCACAGCGCACATGATCCCAGTGATATAGTCCAGCACCACGAAAGCCAGAAGCGCATACAAAAGCCCATCGCACCCTCCAAGGAAATAGCCAAGCCACCCGCCCACAGCCGCAAATATTGCCTGAATCACACTCCAAAATTCCTTCATCGCAAATCCTCCTTCGCATTAAAAGAGGCGGCTCCCATTACAGGAAAACCGCCCTGAATACTGTTCTTGGCCAAAGTATCAGCCAAAGTCCCAAAGTATCATCTAAAGTATCACTGCCTTACGGCGTTACCGTCTGCTCCGTCAATGTATAAGTGATTTTCATCGTCTTATCCGCATTCTTCACCACCGCCTGACTCAGATTGCAGATGGTAGCCAGATACGGAGTCAGGATCCATGTGTACCTGTACTGGTTCAGATAAGCACCGCCCCAGGCAAAGACATATTCCTTATACCGGAAGAACGGTGTGGAAACATTCCCGCATCTCTCCCCGGCAAACGTAGCGATCACGTTATCATTCACATCAATCTCAAAATCGTAAGCCACGATAATGTCGTTGATGATGGACATGCAGCAATCACAGCTTCCTGTCTCACCCAGGCATTTCATGGTTGATGTGAATCCCAGGCTGATCAGCGTCACATCCGTGCTGTTGGAGATATTGATCTTGTAAACACCGGTCTTGTCATAAGACGGCACATACAGATATCCATTCCTTACCACAGCACTTCTGTTTCCGGACGGATAACTCGATCCCTCCTTGAAGCTTCCCATCGTCATCAGCGTTGCATTGGAAAGCGTCCACTGACCTTCCGTAAATGTATAGTCGCTCTTCCTGATCTTGATCCAGAGCACCGTTGCGCTGCCGGAGGAATTGCCCTGATTGGCAAATCCATACCAGTACCCATCACCGCCATCCATAAAGATTCCATACGGCGTATAGCTTCCATAGAAATGGAAGGTGCTGCACTGGAGAACCGTCGTATCCTCCAAGGTCAGTGTACTGTCATCCAGCTTCTCATTCAGACCGATATCGAATATCGGAATCCTGTACCTTTTGATTGTAACGGTATTACTTGCGTAACAAAGCGCATACAGCTTCGCATTCTCAAAATCAACCGTCACGCAGCGGAACAGATCATTGATGAAGCCGTCTCCATCATCCAGGCTAACCTTCTTAATCTGAAGAAGAGTACTGTCCACCGCCACCTCAGATCCATAAGCATTCGCCCCACCATGTTTTGATGTCAGCCCGACAGCTGCGATCGTACCGTTACCCTGCGAAGGCGTAAACTCCCAGACAAACTTAAACCCATCCGACAGCTTCATGCTCTCTGTCAGATTCATGCTCCCGCGCTTTGTGTTCGCCGTAGCATTGACATCATTACTGGCATAAGCCACCGGCAGATTCGTTGACGGCAGATAAAGATTATCCGCCTGCTCCATAATGGAACTCGGAAAAAGCAGGATGCCGCCGATCATGTTCGGGCAGATCGGAAGCAGCTCATTATTCCAGGTCAGGGAATCATCGTACTGACCGCCGGCCTTATACATGACACCCATCGGATTCACGCCCAGAATATCATTGACGGCATTGGTGACCATGTTGGTCTCCGATACCGTCTCCACAACACCCGTATTCACATCTTCCAGTTCCAAGACCAGATTTCCTGTATATCTCTTCATATAAGCCTCCTAACTATTGCTTCCCGGCACATCTACCGGCATGGCAAATCCGCCCACGCTTGTTCTTCCTGACTTCACATCCGAATAGAACCGCTTCACAGTCTCCTTGATTTCCCAGACATCACTCTCGGTAAATGCCTTCACCTGCAGCCTGTCAGTCTGAGAACCATTGCCAATTCGGAACAGATCAACATACTCTTCAATATCGATCCTGCCATCCCATGCCGCACTTGCACCCATACTCTGGCCGGAAATGGAAGCAATGCACATACCGGTATCCACCGCAGCCGTGCCGCCTTCGCACCGCATATAGACATTGAAGATATTCGTATAGTTCGGCACAACATCCTCGATCGGATAATACAGGAGGATCGTATGCCTTCCTGAATGCCAGTTTTCCTGCGGATAATGCACCGGGATCATCTGATTATTGAACTCAAAGGAAAAGATCACATCCGCATGACCGTCCTCCTGCCAGCTCATCGGAAGAGATACCGTGATGGTCTGTTCTTCCGTGCTGCCGATCACCACCGGCTCTTCCTCCGGATCTTCCGGATCCACAGGCACCCCGTCAACATTCACTGAAGGAATCACCACATCCCCGGATGCAGTCGCGGATCTTGTCACGGGCTGAGCCGTTACATCTACGATCACCTGCCCGAAGAACTGTGCATGATTCGCTTCCGTCGTGGCAAATTCGATGGAAATGATCTTCGTATCCACATCCCCTACAGTAAACGCTGAAGCATTGGTGAAGGTATGGATCCCGATCTTTCCTGCCTCGATCTGAGCCAACAGCCCGGAGATGTTCTTGTCATTCTTGCTCTTCGCCTGGGACAGCTTCGGATTCTTTCCCACGCACTTGATACTCTGCCTACCGCCGATCTTGATGCTGTTCGATGTGATGCAGGCATACTTCGTGGCATCCGCCTGTCCGCCGGAAAAGGATAGGATATCACCCACATCCAGCGCCGGATTCCCGATGGTATCCGAATCAAACGGCACATAGTTCACCACAGCCAGATCATTCAAGATATTTGTGCAAAGCTGCCGCCTAGTCTCTTCCAGACCAAACTGCAGCAGCGGATTCACGCCCAGGTTCATCGTCAGCCCGTCATCCGGATCCAGCGCGTAATACTCCGCAATCTGTGTCCGGAGGTTCGTGGAGCTGACCGCCGTATATCTCGTGATAAAGTCTGAAAAGCTGGAAGTAAACCTATGCTTCCTCTCCACAGTCAGCACCGGCGTATTTCCATACTTCCGAAGCTCCAGCTCCCCGGCTCTGTTGATCACGAAAAAACCGCCAAGCACTTGTCCCACATAGAACAGCACATCGCGGTATGTCTCAATATCATTATCAGAATAGATAGACAGGTTCTCCGTTCCGTTCGGCATCGCCTCAATCGTTGCCCTGTCCTGAGCCAGTGTTACCTCACAGGCCGTGCTGCAGAGCACCATAAAGTCATAAGCATTACCGATGGATTCCAAGGAAGTAAAAGCCTTCTCGAACCGCACCATATAGTCATAGGCTTTGATCTCCAGGCACTTCGCTTTTCGGTTCGCCTCCGATACTTCAAAGATTCCCATCGGGATCCTCTCATAAGAACCGCCTGTCACCTGCAGGTGATAGAACAGCTCCACTTTCGCATCTTCCAGCGTGTACCGATTGATCTCAGAGAAAAGCGATATCCCCATCTCCGCAGCGTACACCGTCCCCAGCTCGATCTCCGTGGATCCACAGCACTGGGAAGTGATATACCCGCTACCCTTGACCATATCCTCCTGATCAAACTCATAAACCGTTCCGGCAGTCGTTGTGATCCTGCCGGTCCAGTAATATTTTCTTGTATTTGCCTTCACTGCTTCAAGGAAGGCATTGCTCACTGGATACATAGCCGCCCTCCTTAAAACTCTTTCAGCGTGAAGGACACCTCCCACAAGCTTCCATAGCTTGTATCACTGACCAGCTTCACTTGATATCCGTCAATATACATCTGCGTATTCACGATGTTCATTGTCTCCAAATCCAGATAACCCACCGTGATGCTTGCCAGCTTCTTATACGCCGAAAACTTATTAAGCCACTTCTTTGATACCCTGAAAGTGACCCCGATCTGTACCACGCCCTCACGTACAACGTCCCTCTGCGTGGTACCTGCCTCTGTCACACCTCCGCTGTCCGCCTCCACATCTGTCAGATTCACAGAATAAGAGGCAGGCTTTGGGATGTTCTCATTGTTAAAAACAAGATACTGCATATGAGCCATCTTACCTGCCTCCACTTCTTAGATTCATTCTCTGCTGAGCCGTGACCACGATCTCATCGATCATGTCACCGCCGATATAAACAGGGATCACGATATCCCCGGCAGCGCCTCCACCTGCAAGAGCCGTATTCAGCGCCGTATTGATACCGGAGATCAGATCACCGCCCGAAACACCGGCTCCGGCATAACCGCCTGATGCCGCCATCACCCTCGGAGTAATGGTCAGATCAGAAGTAACGCCGTTCATGGCGTTCTCAATCATACTCCGGCTCTTCTCAATGCCCTTCGCCAAGCCTCCAATAAAATCAGGCATCCACTTCTCATAGTCCGTCAAAGGTCCTTCATCCGGCACGGAGAAATGCAGGAAGCTTCGGATCTTATCCGCAACCGATGAAACCGCATCCCCGACCTTGCCGATCATGGACTTTATACCATTTACGATACCGCCGATAAAATCAGCACCCCACTGGAAGGCTTCCGATGCCAGGTTCTTCACAAAATTGATTGCCTTGTCAAATCCGCTCTTTACAGCACCATAGATATTTCCGCAGACATTCTTGATGCCGTTCAGCATCGCATTGAACGCATTGGAAACAGCGTTCTTTATGGCATTGGCTGCATTCGATACCGCAGATTTAATATTGTTCCATGCTGTCGTGACCGCATTCTTGATCCCGTTCACGATATTCGTGATTGTGGTCTTAATGCCGTTCCAGACTGTAGTTACCACGGACTTGATTGCATTCAGTACCGTTGTGATTGCGGTCTTGATACCATTCCATGCCGTACTCAGGAAGGTGGATATCGCCGTCACCACTGTTGTGATAACCGATTTGATCCCGTTCCAGATCGTAGTGAAAAAGGTTTTTATCACATTAAACACCGTAGTCACGGTATTCTTAATTGCGTTCCAGGCATTTGTCAGGAACGTACTGATCGCATTTACCACAGTCGTGAAGATATTCTTGATACCCTCCCAAAGCCCGGTAAAGAAATCCTTGATCGCATTCCAGACTGTTACAGCCGTGGTCTTTATTGCTTCCCATGCCGCTGTAAAGAACTCTTTCAGAGCCTCCCACACGGCAACAGCAATCTCTTTGATACTCTCCCAAAGGTCGATCCAGAACTGACGGAACTCTTCGCAGTTATTCCAGAGATAAATGAAAGCTGCCACAAGAGCCACGATCGCCGCAATGATCAGCACATATGGATTGGCTGCGCATACCGCATTGAAGGCTGCAATTACACCCTTAGCCGCATTGATCACGCCTGCCAGCTTCGGAATGATCGTCATGA